GCTTGATTAGCAAATAAGTTAAACTCTACAGGGGTTAAATAACCTCGCTGTTCTTTGTTAAGTATTGCCAATACTCTTTGATATACTGTATTTATACTTATTGCCATATTAATTTTTTAATAAAAAAGGCCCACAAAGCTGTGAGCCTTTCACAACTTCTAAGCCAAACGTTTTTCTATTGTTTGGTAAACTTCAATACCTTCATCAGTTTTAAACCATGCGGCCAACGCTGAATAAGGGTTTTCATCAAATGGTACAGTTAAAAGTTTTCTGTCATTGCTAGCCCATTTAAATGTTCGTTGATCGTTTGATAATTTTATAATGCCTTGCTCAACGGCTTTAATACCCATATTGCGTACATTAATGTTTTCATCTTGCGACAATTCTAAAAACAATTGAGGATTTGATCTAGCAAATAATAGCAAATCTCTTTTAAGTTCTTTAGATGTCATAGTAGAAACTTTATCTCCAAGCTCAACTCTTAATATCGCTTCCGCTCTATCAACATCAGTTTGTGATGCTAAATTTAAAGCTTGAATTTCCATTTCTAAATAATCTATATCGTCTTCGGCTATTTGAACAGGATTATGTTCTTCATAGACTCTTCCTTTATCTGGATGATATAGTGATAATATTTGTTGTAGAATTACTTTTTCTCTAGGAACAAACAACTGGCCATCTCTAAATATAATATGTCCAAGTCTTGCGTTACCTTTAAATTCATCTACAAAAACAGTTTTTTGATTTATGGTATATTTTATTTCTCTTTCATATCCCATATCTTCGTCGAACCAATAAATACCTTTGCTTTTTAAAATAAATACAATAGGTGTTTTTTTACCTTTTAGTTCATACAATCTGTCTTTTATTTCCCATTTTGGTGCAGTTTTTACTGCTACCTTTTTTTCTTTTGCCATGATATAATATAATAAAAAATTTAAAAAAGTAAACCCGAGGTGGCTATGCCACCCCGAGTATTACATAACTAATTTAGCTCTTGAAAAGAACAAAGTTGTTAGCCGCTTGAGTGACCAAACATCTTTCAGATAGATAGTGAATCTCCATCTTGTCAACGCTTGAACTTGTAGGCCCACCAACTGAACCAGTAACCCAAGATTTCATTCTTCGGTCATCAGCTTCAGACGCACGGTAACGTACGTGAAGGAATGGACGTCTTACATTTTTTCCAAGTTGTTGATCATATACAGATGAAGTTCCTGCTGGAGTAAGAACACCAGAAAGACCACCTACAAGACCACGAGTAGAAGCATCGTTAAGATATTTCCAATCAGTTTTGTAGAAGTCATAAGATCCACGACGGAATCCTGTAAAGCCAAGATTCAATGCCATGTCTTCTGAGTTTTCAAATACGCCGTAAGCAGTACCACCTTGTGCACCTGCAGAAAGACCAGCTAAAAGATCGTCAATGTACAAGTTCGCATCTCTGTCTAAGAAAAGTAAATTTTCTTCGATAGAACCTTGCTTGTCAAGTTCTTTTAACAATAGGTCAAATTCAGATAATCTATCATTGCTAGGCACTCCTGTGTTAGAAGCGAGAGGTCCAGGTGTTGCTGCATCAAATTGATTTGTAGAAACGATTCCACGAGACTCAATAGCTGCAAAAAGCCCCTCAGTACCTGAGATAGAGTTTCCTTCCGCATCAGCTACTGCACTAGTGCTATCAGCCTTTTCAGCTTCAACCATAGACATTTCTAGGTAATCTTCAAACCGAACACGAGTATCGCCTTCAGCCTTCATATACCATAAGTATCCTGTTTGTCCAGCTTCTCCAGAAACCTCAACCCAACCAATCTGAGCAGTGTCAGAACCTGAAATCTCAAAGTGATCTTTGATGATGATAGGCTTGTTGGTGAAGCTTCTGAATTTAGGCTGAATAGCTCCAGCCATAGTGTCTGTAGCTTTGTCATATTCAGAACCGTATACAAAGAACTTAATAACTTGGTTATCAGTAGTTGCGATACCAGATAGGTCATCAACATTTTCAGCGCCGTAAGGCTTAATTGTCAATGCACTCGTACTAGTTTCAGAACCAACTGTAACAATAGCTTTAAATACAACACTATTTACAGTAGCTACAACAGTTGCGCCTTTTCTAATAGCGTGAGCTTCAGTTAGACCTGAATCAATTCCTGTAATTGTGTCAATCGCTCCAGTAACCGGATTAATCTGCCCGTTATAAGCTAAGTGAAGACGACCTTGCTCAGACCAAATAACTTGATCAGAAGCCATAGGCATTTCTGCACCTACCATGCGTAGGAAAGATGAAATCGAACGGTTTCCATAACGCTCTACTTCTTGTTGGTAAAGCTCTGGAAGATATTGTTGCGACCAGTTTGCACCACCTGAACCATGAAAGTTCAAATAGTTTGTGTTAAGAGTAGCTTTTTCCACGGAGGGGGTTACAATCCCACCGCTTAAGCCACTAAATGATACATTAGTTGCCATTTTTTATAAATTTTTAGTAATTTTTAAGTTTAAGTTTTAATTTTGAAGTATCATCGCCTAAAACTCTTGCTTTTATTCCGCCTGTATCATTAGTTTTGTTATGAACCCCTCTCGGATCCATGTTAATGTTTTTAGCAGACTTCATACTCTCTTTTATCGCATCAGATTTACCTTGCTGATAAAAATGATTAGCAATTGCATCAGGATTCATGGCAGCAAACAAGGATTTATGATAACCTTTAGCGTCATTCATAACATTATCTTCATTTAAAAACTTTTTAACGAAATTATTAATGTCGCTTTGGTTGGTTTTTACCTCATCTGCGTTTTTTACATTAAATCTATAGCGTTTATCTGCAACCTTGAACTCAAAACCTTTGAATTCATCATTAAACACTTGATCTGTTTTTTGTAAAAACACATTCTGAGCTTGTTTGGCTATTTTTGATGTTTCTTCGTTTTCTTTGGTATATCTATTAAAGAAATCTACAGCTTTTTGTTGATCCGGTGTTAGCCTAGACCCAGCTTTAATTTCTTCATAGTATTTGGTTTTAAGACCTTCAAGTTCAGATTTAGCGCTTGCTACTTCTTCCTTGAAAGCCAGCTTTTTTCTTTTGACGTCTCTTTCATCGTCGACTTCTTCATCAAATGTAAATTTATCTTCAATAAGAAAATCAATCTCATCTGATGACAAGTGCGGTTTAGATTGTTGATAATACTCTCTAAGTAGCGCAAGATCATCTACATTTGAATAATCTTTATTAAGTGCTACATAATCTTCAAGCGACCCGCCTGTTTCATTTATAAAATCAACAACTTTTTGAATATTTTCAGGAAGCTCTATACCTTGCTCCTCTTCTTTTTGAAATGCTTCTTCAACTTCTTCCGCAAGATCTTCTACCTCTTTAATAGTTTCCTCTTGCGTTTCTTCAACTTCTGGAAGTTCTTCTAAAACTAATTCTTCAGCTTCTTCTTTTACTTCTTCTTCTTGTCGTACTTCTTGCAGTTCCATTTCGGCTTCTTCCCCTGCTTCTTCAGCCGGTTCATCTCCGCGTAACACGCTGCCCTCTGCTTCTGGTTCTTGAATGGCATCTTCTGTTTGTTCAGTTTGTTCTGCAGGCGGTTGAGTTAAATCAACCTTGTACATACCGTCTTCAAATACGGCTCCTGCTTTTTCTTGTACAAGTTCTTCTTTTTCTTGTATTGATAGCTCTTCGCTTTCAACGACTTTTGCTTCAACGTTTTCAGACATAATAAAATATTATAAGATTATACACTATACATTACTTGGGTTCAAAAGAACCTAAGTCAAAATCACCGCTAAGTATATCATTTCCTGCAGATTCAAATACTTTTGGCGGTAAATTATTTTTTCTTTGATTTATAAGCTCACTCTGCTGTGATGCTTGTATTTTTGTTCGCTCGTCTTTACGGTCTTCTTTTTCTTTTATAGCAGACTTAGTACTTTCAACTTCTAATCCTTTAAGCTGCATATTCATTTGAAATTCGAGCTTCATTAATTCTTTTTTAAGGTTAGCTTCATTAGCTAATCTTTGCATTTCAAGTTGTGACTCCAATTGTTTTAGTTCCGCTTTTTGACCTGTTAACGCTTGTTGCTTTTGCACTTCAGCCTGAGCTGCTGCTTGCTGAGCTTGTGCGTTTGCTTGTGCTTGCGCTTGTATATTTTGCTGTTGCATTTGTTGATCACGCTCAAGCTTTTTCTTGCGCCGTACCTTTAGCATTTCATTTGCTAATTGAACATTTTTTATTTCTCTAAGATCAATGGCGTCTTCTAAATCAACAAGACCACCACTCAATGCAGCTTGTATATTGTTTTCAAGCTTTTGTTTTTCCTCTTCATCTGGCATTAAATCAATAAATATACCGAAATCATGTAAATGAAGTTCGCTTAATTCAGATAATACAGAAACATTATGAATACCTATTGCTTGTATAAACGCTTCTCTAGCCGGTGAGTATTCTATAACATCGGATATTCGTAAAGATATTTTTTCAGCTGTTTCAGCTGTTAAGAATAAACCGCTTTGTAGTATATGTCGAGTGGCTGTATTACTATTTGCAGCAGCAAGTTTTTGTACGCCTACCAATGCTTTTGGATCAGGTGACGTTCCATCCCTTGCTTCGTTTAATCCTGTGGCATCTCGCATCATTTGTAAATAATAGTTATACGTACTTACAAGTGAAGCTATTTTATTGCTACCATTATTTGAATTAATCTCTTGAATAGGCACTTTACCTGGGTTCATGTCGCCGTCAGATGTAAATGATCTACCAATTACAGAACCCGTTTGAAAAAACATATTTAATGCTTCTTGCGGATTGTAATTTGTACCATTACCTAAATCAATTTCAGCAAGTCCGTCTGCGTCTAAATAAACACCATCAGGCACCATTCGAGACATTACCTGTTGTAATTTTAAATGTGTTATTTGAATCATATCAGCAAACGTAGTGATTCTACTAACTAAAGATTCAATACGACCATTATACATACGAGGCGCTACAACCGAATAATTCATTCTAACTTTCGCGGCATCACTTTTAGGACGCAACATATTTTCGCATAGCTCCCATTTTAATAACATGTTAGCGCCCGGTACATATACCCCATCATATAATACTTCTATATTCCTGGCTATTCTTTCAAATCTCGCGCGGGGGTCTATTGGCGGATTAAAGTTTTCATCTTTAACTATAATCTTTTCAGCGCCTGTTACTGTATTTTTAACTTTATATACCTCATTGTGAAAAGTTTTATAATTAAAATACAACACATCAACTGTATTATTATCATCTCTATTTTTGGTGGTTGTAAATTTATTATAAGCTTTATAGTTAGAATAACTACCGCCTGATAATTTTTCCAAATCTTCATTTGTTAAATTTGGAAATTGTTTTTTCAATTCATTAATAGGTATTGTTTTAATCTCGCCTATATAATAAATGTCTTCAAAATATGGTGAATCTGTATACGAATAAACTAAATTACTTGGGTCAACATAATCTATCTTTATACCTTCAGAATTTGTATATGTTGTTTTTATAGCAGCAATACCTAAAACGGCTAAATCGTAATACATGCGCTTTTTAGTAAGCTCGTATCTGTTCTTTTCAAATGTTGTTGCGATTGCTTGCTCTTCAGCTATTTCAATAGCTTCTTTATAATTAAGTTGCATATGCAAATCTAATTCATCTTGATTTGCCGGTAATTCAGAAAGGCCACTTTCTTTTGTGTCCATGCCAAATTCTTGCTGTATAAATGCATCTAATTCTTTTGCTTGCATATCTCTCAATATGCTTTCCATATATTGTGTACGTTTTTGAACACCAAATGGATCTTGCGAATATGCTTTTATATCGTAAGTTCTATTTGCCATGCCATTTACTACTATATCTACGAACTTAGGTATAATAGGAACTGGCTTCCAATCTAAATTAAGATAAGATAAATCACCGTTTATTGACAATTCATCTTTATATTTTTGCACAGATTGCTCACCGCGTGCATATAATCTCAATTTGTGAAAATGATTTTGATTAATATAAAAACGGTTTCCAGCAGAATCTTTTTTAAACCATTCATGCTCTATTGCTCTAGCAACGTCTTTCCCGAACTTCGGACTAGCTTTTTCTGCGTCGCTAAGCGTTTGGCTTGGAAAATAACCTTTTACAACTGATTCAGCCATAATTATTTATTAATTTTGATTTCATGCCTTCGTTTTTATATTTAGCTATATTAAAACTTAGACTTAGTTTTTGTCTTTCTTGTTTAGGTGAATACAAGTGTCTGTTGCATGCCATAATAGCTAACCCTGAGCTAATCGCTGCGTCAAACTTTGTTCTTTTATTTAGATCGAACTTAGCCCAATCATTAAGTGTACCATTAAAATACATTTGGCCATATGTTCCTTCATCTGTTAATCCTACATATTTTTGTATGTATGATTCTATTGCAGCTGCATGAGCTTGCTTAATATCTTCACTTGAGTTTGGCATTCCGCCAATTTCTTTTTCAGCAGTAGATAACTTGTTAAAAGTTTTGTCAGGTCTATTAATTGAAAACTTTCTATAACCTCTACGCTTTAAATAATATAATAATCTAGGTTTATTGTTTTCTGCAAGTATTGGCATACCATAAAAGTGTAACGCCATTAACACATCTTCAAAAAACATTTCAGCTGTTTGTGGCCGTGCAATATATTCAAGAAAAAACATATTTGCAGGAGCCTCTTCCATACTAAATTTAGTTAATCCGTGCAATGCACCTTTTGAACCTTGTCCGTCTGTTGTTCCGGATATATCGTATGAGTCACAACCAAAAGCGCCGACGTGTTCGTTTCCAGGGTACAACACCCCTCTTTTCTCTATTACGCGGTTTTGAAGATTTGTAGGTGGCACCCAACTTACTTTAAACCTGCCGTTTGGGTTAGGAGTGAATACAACACTGCTGTCTTTTATTCCATTTGCCCAACTAAAGCTACCCTGCGTTACACCTGCCGACGAATATATATCGTCGTTGTAATCTATTTGTTCGTATATTTTCGCAAGATTAAATATGCTATTTTGCGTTTCATCTCTAAAAGCGTGCTCTTCTGTGCGTGGAAACTGCCTATACATTTCGTTTAAGGCATCCTGGTCTCCTTTTAAGCCATCAACTTCATTGTTCCAATGATCTATAACCCCTACCTCAATAAAGTCTCCATACGGGCCTTCAATCGGTTTTTTTGGCGTATCAAAGACAGGGTTTCCAAAAGAATCAATGAATCCTTCGTAGTTCCATTCCATAGGTATGAACAAAGAATATAATCCTGAGCGAGTCTGTCCATTGGCGTTTCGCTTTGTAACGTCCGAATCATAATATAGTTTTTTAAAGTTTTCGCCACCTTTGTCTAAAGCATTGCTTGTAGACCCCATCATACATTTACCAATAACCCTGCTACCTAACCTTAGCGTTGTCTTCGTGACTCGCCAGTTGTTGAGGATGTTGTCCGGCCGTTCCCATTTGCCCGATTCGTCGTGTACGAGGAGTTTGAGTTTCTCACCGTCATAGGAGTTATCACCTGTGTTCTTCCAATCGATTGTTGTATCAAGCCCTTGTAATTCTTCCCGCGTCTGCCCTGACTGTATAGATTTACGCGTGAGTTTTGAGGCGGGTACTCTATATGCGAGCTCGGTTTTGGGACGATCCATACCGTCTTGTATTGGTTTAAAAAAAAACGGGTAGTTAACGGATATTGGAACAACTTTATCTGTGAACATTTTCTTAGCGTCAGCCCCAGATTTGGACAGTATGCC